GCACGATGGCGTCGATCAAATTGTTTTGCAGCGCCCGAGGAGCAAAAAACGACTGTCCCCGCATTGCCTCGTCGGGCACGGCGCGGTTGCGGAGGACATTACCTCGGAACATTTCAAAAGCGTCCTGGACGTATTGCTCGAGCGAAGCCCGTTGCTCCGGTGTCAAGCTGGGTCCGTGCATTGCGCTCTTGAGGTCCCCCTCGGCGTTTGTGATGGGGTCAAAGCGTTTGCCCTCGATTTCCCACATGACGGACTCGTCCTCCCAAGGAATAATGCATCCGACTGATCCCCATGTTGAAGACGGGGCGCCCACGATGGTATCACATGATGCCGCGATATTGTACGCCGCAGAACACGCCATATCGTCGGAATATGCAAGCGTTGGAATTTCCAAAGACTGGACGAGTTCCGCAATTTCGTGATTTCCTACGACAGTCCCGCCTGGGGATGAGATTTCAAGCATCAGCCCCCGAACGCCCATTTCGGACGCGTCCTCGATTTCGTCGGCGATCTGCTCGTAGTCGGTCGAGCCGCACGATTTTTCGATTGGTGACAATCCTTTCCCGAGCGTCCCGCAAACGTGGATAATGGCAATGCCGTCGGGAGTCACCTCCATTTCTTCGCGCGGGTTAATCAACGCGCTCATATCCATCCCGCCGTTTGCGGCAAGCTTGGACTGGATTAGCTGCCGAACCGCCCGATGCCCCCCGGGCGTGATGTACCAAGGGCGGAAATAGATTTGCTCAATGACTCGTTGAAACTTCATGGCTGTGCTGGTTCGACCGGCGCCGGGTTGCCGTTTGGTGTAAGGATTCGGAACGCGGATTCCGGTAGCCCGCTCCGTTGCATCCGTTCGCGGATCGCCAGTTCTTCGTGTTCGCGTTGGTCCAAGTGCTCGTCGAGACTTTGGCCCGCTTCGCCCAGAATGTCTGAGAGGTTTCGCATCCCGAGCTTGTACGCCTCGCGTGCGTCCTGTCCCGCGTAGCCGGCATCCGCCGTCAAAATTGGCGGCATAGTAAAACCCCACTTTAACGACCCGCCCAAATCTGCGCCTTGGTACGCCGGAAGGATTCCGCGCTTGATGGCTTTGGAAACCGCGTAGCCGACGCGCCGGCGGGCAACCCCCTTCAGCAGGTCCTGCCGGTCGGCCACGGTGCGGTTGACTTTGGAAATAATCATGCGGACCGAAGCGCCCCCGATTTTTGACGGATCCCAATAGAATTCCGGTGGCATCCCCGCTCCAAGCATTGCGTTGCGGATTAGCCGTTCCATCAACCGGTCGGTTGCTTCCGACGGGACCTCGGACTTGAGTTGCTCGAGCTTTGCTCCGGCGCCTGCGCGGAAATAGCGGGTCGTGCCCCCATACAGTTCCTCCATTGCAAATTTCGACTGCGGCGCGTGGTCGCTCAAAGCAAATGCCGGGTTGCTGATGTCCGCCATGCCCAGCTCGTTGTGCTCAATAAGCCCGATGGTTGCGGCCAGTTTCGCCGCCTCGCGGACGTAGCCTTGCACGGTCGTCAAGTCCCGTAGGTCAATGATCGCCGGCGTGAAAGCTGGAAGTCCTCGCCCCTGATCGACCGCAAGCGGTTCGCGGATGAAATCCATGTCCCGAGCCGAAACATCGCGGTCGTCCGCCGGAGTTTGCCCGAGGATCCGGTAGGCCACGGGGCGCCCGTACTGGTTAAAAATTACTCCGTTGTACTGCCGTAATCCTTTGTAGGGTCCGGCCTGCACGACGTCCGCCCCGGTGCGGTCGCCGATAGCGTGCCAGGGAATGATCTGAAACTGAGGGTAGCCGTCCGGCGTTTCTGTGTAAACGCATGCGCTGTCCCCGTCGCGATCCACGGCGACGCTTTGCATAAAAAGTCCCGTCTGAAAATCATTGCCGTCGATAAAGGCAACGTCATAAAACTGCCCTCGGAGCCACTCTTCCGCAACTTTGCCCCATGCCTTGTCGGCCCCCTCGAATTTTGGAAGCCACGAACGCCCCACGGCAAACATCGATTTGTCGTTTATGGCGCCCGCCACCGGCCCGAAGTTCCAATACAATTTTTGCGACGCCGAAACGATGTTGCGCCACTCCCCGACTGAAACTTCCTTTTGCATCCCGCCCGCGTGGGTCCCCCAATAGGGTCGATTGCCGCTCCACCCACCGTTGATCATGCGATAATGCCCAGGCATTCCGATCCCACCAGCGTGCGACGCTACGGTCGGTTTCTTAAAAAGGTTCAGGATTTTGTCGAGCATTAGCTGAAAATGGCTTGGGTCCGAGTAACTGGCGAGCAAAGTCCGCGCGCCTTATAGTCGAGCGCAAGTTGAGCAAAGGTGAGAATTTGCATCGGATTTAAGCTGGATGGCACCGAAAAGTTAAAGCTCGATCCATTGACACTCGAAGAGACCAACACCCCCGCCCCCGACTGCACGACGTCAAATTGATTGTCCCTGAGTGCTCGAAGCGCCGCAACGTCGAGTTGCAGGAAAACCGAAAGGATAATCTGAGGCGCCGCGATCATGCTGAAGTCTTAGCTGTCAACCTGCCCCTTCAGAAGCCCGACCATCATCGCCGCCGCAACCTGCATCGCTTCACAGTCCCACAGATGGTTGTGGGTCCGCACCTTGACGTACCGCATTTTGACCTGTTTGGTATTCTTGTCGACGGTGTCGCGCTTCACTTCGGAGTTGATTTGGTTCAGGTAGCCCTCGGCGCCGTTGTCGCTTACATCGTGAGGGAATTCCCAATGGGGCGCCCCCGCAGCCCGGAGTCGGACTAGTTCGTCCTTCACTCCTTCATTCGACCAGTAAATGTACCGAGCGTTTCCCCCGTTGGGCGCCTGCGCCATCTTTGCTGGCGAGAAAAATCGTTTAACCTGGCTGCGGCCATCCCCGTGATTGAACCCGTCGTAACCGGATCCGTGCAGCGCCGTCCAGCCGTACCGCACGCAGTCGTCGTAAACAAATCCCGTAAAAAACTGCGCGTCCTGAAAGGTCAATTTATCTTTTACCTTGAGCCGTTGCTGCAAATTGCGAATCGATTCGCTCGTCAACAATTTGCCCTCCCAGATCAGCCGGCTCGATCCATCCGCCCGCCACGCTCGACAGATTGCCCAGAAGTGATCCCGCTGGCGGTCGACTGTCAGGAAACGGGTCATTTCCCCGTCGATGGCTTGCCCGTCAATAAATTCCGATTTGGAATAATCTGAAGCGGTCAGCGAAATTGCCGGCGCCTCCGAAACTTCTTTCCAAACCTGCGCCAGTCGTTTTTGCAAAAATTGCCGAAGCGCTGAAAAGTCGCCGCGGTTTTTAAGCTCCTGCGCTTTTACCCATTCAATTACCAGTGAACTCCACGGGATCCAGTAAACAGAAAGCGCGGACCAGGTGAACGACGCCGCTCCAGTCACCGGGTTGCACTCCTGCCGCTCGTACCGTCCCCGCTCCGCCATTGCTCGCCGGCCTTCGGTGGTGTCCTCGGTGACGTGTTCGCAATGTGGGCAAACGTGCCGCACCGATGCCGTGAGCGCTTCCCAGTCCCACTCGCCGGATGCGGTCTTTGTTTCGTCGTATCGGATCGAGGACCACAACATCTTGTGCCACTTGCCGCACGCTTCGCATACCGACCCCCACTCGTTGAGGTCCCCAGCGTCAAAAAACGCGTCGGCTTCATGCCCTTGGTCCCAGCCCTGCGAGATTCCAATGACTACCGAGTTCCAGCGGTCGTGGGTCCGGCGGACCGCCTCTCCGATCATACCGTCCCTGTAACGCCAAATCTCATCCATCCACACGTAGCGCATCGACTTCTCCTGAAGGCTGGAAAGGTTTGCGCCGGCCAAAAAAAGCGGCATGTGTGGAAAGAGGATCGAGGTTTTTCGCTTTTGATGGCGATCCTTTGGAAATAGCTTTGCCACCGGCGGACAAGCGTTTAGCACGGGAATAAGTCGAGTCTCGGCAAAATCTTTTGATGTGTCGTCCGACTGCCCGACAAGGAGCATGCCCCCGGGCGCCTCGGCGACCACCCAAGTCACCAAAAGCTCAAGGAGCGTCGTCTTTCCGCCCCCGACCGGCGCTCGGATCGCAATCTGTCGGGTCGCGCCATCCGAGAACCGCCGGATGATTTCGTTAAGCCACGGCGCGATCCCAGGGTCAAAGTTTGATGACCGCGCCGAGTGTGGCAAGCGGACGTTATCCCGCAGCCATTCAATGGGGTCCCCCGAAAACCGGCGTTGCATGCCGGCGGCCCACGCGTCAAATACCGTTGCCTTCATCCGCCTCCAGTCGCGCCTTGCCTAGGTCCGCGCATTTGTCCTTCACCTTGTCGACCAGTAGGTCAATCCGTGCCAGCATTTTGTCGCGGATCTGAGTCTCGAGCAGTCCGACAAGCTGTCCTGGTACATCGTTTGCCAGCGCATACAGCTCCGCGGTAAACGCGGCCACGGCGGCGATCACGTCCTCACGGACTTGGTCGACGGGGATAAGTTCGCCTTTTTCCCGCGCGATCTTTGACCTGATCAACTCCGATTCTAGTCGGACCTTTTCAACCCGTGCTTCCTCGAGCTTTGCCTTGTTGCGCTCGCGGCTTTCGCGGGTCACCG